GCTGCTTTTCTCCAACATCCTTAACAGCTTTATTAATATAAGAACCCATAGTTTTCTTGGAGAGTTCGTCAAGTTGCTCAAATTCTTCTTTGGTAACTAATCCAACAACATTTTTGTTTTTCTTAGTTAATTTATCGTGGGATTTGATACTTAGTTTTTGATAATCCGCATAAGAATTACCAGCAGAAGGACCTTCCCTACCAGGAATCTTGGGTGAAGCACCACCTCTATCAGATCTTTCTTTATTTCTTTCTGCAGAAGCAGCCTTTCTCATTTCACGATCTTGTCCTACAACTGCCTCATCGATGTCTTCTTCTTTAACACAGTTGGGAACAGATTTTCCATTCTTAGTTTTCGTACCCTTTGCTTTATATCCTTTCCAGCAAGTATCGGCACCAACATTCTTGCGGGCCTGTTTCATACTAGCTTCTTCTAGTTCAACCTCTTCATTCTTATTTTCTCTCTCGTTCTTCTTTAGAACCTTCTCTTTAATTTTTGCTTTAAGTTCTGGTCTAGATGAAGAGTTGTATACACCAGCAGTAGGGGCACTAAACTTACCATTTTGATTATGGATTTGAACACCCATATATGAGGTAGTAGTTTCACCTAAAAGATGCATAGCATACTTTAAAGTTGAACCACCAAGATATTCTCTTAGATAGTTTTCAGTTAGTTCTTCATCACGATTATACATGCGAAGACCTTGTTCAACACATCTTTCAGCACGCATAAGCTGAGATGGTTCAAGACTCATGTAAGAAGCTAAGTTATTAATGTCCATAGTAGGATTTTCTCTTTTTAGTACTATTTAGTGGTCTTTTTCTTTACAGATTGTGTGACTGGAGGCGTTCCAGGTTCAGGTACAGGCTTACCTGTAAATGACTGTACTTTCTCACCAGGAGTTAGTTGTTGCAATGCAATACGGTATGCATCAGTACCAACTTCCCAATGAACTTTTTCACAGATATTATCTAACCACTGTCTAAAGGTTCTTTGTTCTTCATCTAAAATGATGACATAATTTGCACCTCTAACAATAATTTCTCCAACAATGCCTGTATTCATACACTCTACAATATCACCGACATTATATATGTTTTCTCTATAATACTCTTCGCGAAGATTTTCATAATCTAATCTAGGAGCAACCTGCCATAACTCTTCTTCAATGTTCATAGATTTACGAAGTTGCATATAGATGCTTTTTGCTTCTGAACCTTTTAAATCTTTTGGCAGTCCCTTCTTAAAAGAATCATAATCATTTTCCATTGCTGCTTTTCTCATCTTAGATGCAGACATCCCTTCTACATCATCAGATTTTTCATCTCTAGCACCTGCACTAATCACATCAAGTTTACCAAAGTTATAAGTCTTGCCGTTATACTTACTTGTAATATTAGAAAACTCTTTCACTCTATCATCACCGACTACAACTTTGACATTATCATATCCCTTCCCATGAAGATCCTTTAATACGTCAAAGATATTTTTACCGGACCCAGGATCACCAGCAATATTATTTGCGTGATGTGGGAACATAGTACTCATCACATTATGTTTGGTAGATAAATCAAAAGGATTTTTTTTCTCATCCTGACTATGACTTGGATAAATCATATAGTCAGAACCATCTTTATATGCTTCATCAGATACTCTGTCCATCAGTTTTAAGTGACCGATATGTGGAGGATTGAATCTACCAAATGTAATTACAATAGATCCACCACCCTCATTACGGGGAACTTGAGCACCATCATCTTTCTTTTCAGTTTTTTTAGTTTCTGCAGGAGGAGTTTCTGAATCTGGTTGCTGTTGTACTTGTTTTGCTTTTGCAGCAAATTGTTGAAGTGTCTGTACATCTGCAGCAGAATTTGGACCAGTTAAAGGTTCACCCTTCTGTATTTTTTGAACTTCTGATTTTGATACTGATGATAATCTTTGTCCACCACCTTCAGATTTAGCAACAATATTACCCTTTGCATCTGAATAGTATCCTTTACCAGTATGAGATAAACCTTTTTTTTCCGCTTCTAATCCTGCTTTGGTCCTCGCTTCACTAAAAAAGTCGCTAATTGATTTCATTAAATTAAAGCAAGTTTTAGACTATAAACTATTTATCCCAATTCTTATCAACGGTAAAGTTAGCAACAGAAAACTCAAGTCTATCAACTAGTTTTGTCGCACGTCCAGATTTAATTGCAACGAATCCTTCTGGTGCTGTAACACGATATCCATTTCCATCTTTAATAAACGTACCAATATCTTTTACCTTTTCCAATTGACGAATGATCATCAGTTTTGCAACTGAGAGATTCTTATATGCTGCGGCAGTCATGTAGATAGAACGTTGATTTGCAGCAATAAACTTCATACCATCATTCTTCATTTTCTCCCACTTCTCTTTTGCTTTATCAGTTTTCTTTTTGTCAATCTCCTTGTCAATCAATGAAGAATAATATTTTGCAAAATCAGTAACTACTTTGTTAGCAGAAGGAATTGTATTACCACTACGGATATAAGTATTAAAGAATTGTTTAAAGATTGCATTGAAAGCGAAACGATCAGATCCTTTCATTACATCGAGGAACTTAGATGCTTGTTTCAGAGAACCTTCTGCACGATTCACTGCAGAATTAAACTTGACTAGTTCCTGTCCGCTAAAGTTTGCACTACCACTTGCGTCGTTGAAGTCGGAAGAGAAAACAGCAATATGTTTGTTCCCCTGATAAGGAGATGCATCAACACCAAAACCGGCCGACATCCCTTCCATAGTAGACCCAGAATAAGTGGTATGGAACACAATGCCAATCTTAGAAGAATTAACACGTTGACCAAGGTCTGTATCCAACGGTATCGCATAAGTAATTGTATTAGGAGTAAATGTTACACAACGTTTTCCACCAACGTTAGTAACTGTTTTTGTATTCTCTACAAACAAAAGATCACCTTGGATAACACCTTTGATACCAAGTTGAGAAAAATATTTAAGACTATCTTTTAACATTGATGCAAGATTACCTGAGTACCATGCATCAATCATGTCATCAGAAAAGCATAACTTAGGTGCAGTTTTTGCAAAGACTGATTTAGTTCCAACAAAGAACCTATTTCTTTCTGGATCCATACCACAGATAACAGCAGGAGCACCATCCCACTTAGTAGTAATATTGATTGATTTACCTTTATCACCTTGAGTTAACATAGAACCCAGTGACTTTAAGAAAGCAATAGCAGACTTACCACCCTCAGTACCAAAATTGAGGATGTCATCTTCAAGGTGTTCTAGATGAGTGTTTTTTGCCATGTGTGTATTATACTGTATTTTTGTCCAGGAGTCCATCGGGTGTGGACAGTTTGTTGTGTGTCACTTTTTCTTGTAGTCACACATGATATGAGATGGGAACAAATTACCACCCTTATTTCTAAAATTAAAACTAAATTTATATAATGAAGACTCACAATTAACAATCACTTTTTTACCCGTACCTGTAGTACCACCATAGTAAGCAATAATAGGTCCAGATATAGTAGTTGATTTATTAAAATATGATTCATCTACATCATATATGTCAACATTAGTTGCACCTTTACCATGAACCATCACATATCCATAACCCATCATCTGTCTCAATAATTTATTAATTGCAGATTTATTTACTTTTTTAGTAACATCTACCTGGTGATTATGTATCTTTTCACTATGTGGATATTTATTAAATGTTTCGCAAAAACTAATATAATCCAAACCAAATATATTCAAAACATTCATTGCTTTATTACTAAGACTATATTTTTTCATATCAGCTTCAGTAAACACAGTTCCGATACCTATATTAGCAAATGCTAAAGTCGATTGAAATTTTAATGAAAGATATATTTTTTCTTTACCATTAAAATTTAATGTAATATCTGTTACTGTAGAACCAATATTTTCTTCTCCAGATCCAATAGTCAAAGAACCAGAAGAAACTGATAGTGGTCTCCTTTGGTTTTGTTCACCCTCCGCAATAACATCTGATAACGGTAATCTCTTTTCTTTACCAAGTCTTTCTATTAATTGTCTAGCTTGTTTATCATAAGGACCTTTTTTATTAGAAGGATCAAGTATATGTATCAAAGACTCGTAGAATTCTCTCTCAAATTTAAGTCCTAAATTTTCTTTTTTTCCAGATCCAGCTCCCTGACCACCAAATTCTCCAGTCTTTTCTATGTCAGTTAACTTTATTGTCTTGATCTGATTTTTATTATCATACCTACCGGTGAATTGTATAGTTGATTTTGTACCAGGTAGATTAATTGCTTGATTAACTCTTCCTAATATTAAATCATAGTCACGTTTTTCATCACTTTCAAACGCATATTGATTACCTTCAATATCAAGAATTAAAGCATGTGGAGTAAATAGACCTTCACTAGTTAAAAATTTGTTTTCCTTTCCATCCATAGATAAAAATTTTTTAACAAAAATTTCTAGTCCTCTCTTTACTAGGGTTTTCTTTGAAATACTTGACATTAAAAAAGAGGGGAGTTCTTCCCCTCTATTTATTATACATCTCCTTGTCTACGGTTCTCTGACTGGTGAACATCAAACTCACCACCAGGATAACGTGCTTTGAGTTTATCCACATTCATTTCAATGACTTCATCAAGAGAAACATTGAGACCCATACATGCTTGTGCAACATACCACATGATGTCACCAAGTTCACGTTTGAGATGAAACAGGTTCTCTTCGTTTACTGGTTTACCCTGAAAGATAATCTTTTTGACAACTTCAGTAAACTCACCTGCCTCAGCAGACATTCCTACAGCAGCAGTTAAAAGTCGATGTGTTTCAAATCCTTCTCCACGAAGTTCTTGAATACGATACTCAAATGCATCAGCATCTTTACTAGATTGAGATGTGACGGCATTCACAAACTCAAGATATGCATCGGTGTTTACTTTTTTAGTGGGTTGATTCACAGGAACGTTTTCTAGTGTGGCGCCAGTGTCTGGATCAAAAAGATTAATTGTTTGTGTCATACTTTAAAGCCTTCAAAACTACGGAATTTTTTATCTAACCGATCAGAGTAATCTTCTTCCTGACCAGAATCAACAATGTTCATTTGAGCACTGTCCTCTAAATTATACAACTTCATCTTGGATCTGTCAATACCAATCACAAATCTTTTATTGATTGCACCATCATTATATCTGTTCTTCAATTGTTTAACCATGATTTGATTCATCTCCTCAAGTTCTTCTGTGGAAATAAGAGCAAACATGAGATCAGCAGTTGCAGGTAGACCAAAAGATTCACTGGTATCAGTGATATCTACATCAGAACTACCATAACCAGAACGAGTAGTCTGAGTTGCAGATACAATTGGTACATTATATTCAACAGCAAGACCCCTAAGTTCTTCAGCAATTGCTTTTACGAACGTATATGAATTAACAATACTACCTTTGAATCGACTTGAAGAACAAATATTTAAGTAATCAATAAAAATAATATCAGGAGAAAAACTTTTCTTCAATGATAGTTCATTAAGAAGACTCTTGAAATGTCCTTCATGAGCACTCGCAGTAGGATACTCTTTAATGATAAGTCGTCCTTGAGTTTTCTTCAACAACTTATTGACCTTGGTATCATACATTGGTTTGGGAAGATCAACCAAAGTTTTGATATCTAAGTTGAATAGGTTTGCATCAATACGTTCTGCAATTCTTTCTTCTGCCATCTCCAGTGTAATGTATAAAACATTTTGTCCTTGCAATAAACATGCAGATGCATGATGACACATGAAAAGTGACTTACCAACACCAGTTCCTGCAAGAGCAATATTTAAAGTTTTACGTGGAAGACCACCCTTGGTGATCTTATTAAGCATATCTAGATCAAATTGAATTCTATCTTCCTTACGATGATAAAACTCATATCGAGCATCTGCATCACCAAAATAATCATGACCTACATGATCATCAAAAGATACACTTAGAGCTTCAGAAAGAATACTAGGAATTGCATCACGATTTTTAGTTTTATCTTTACCATCCGAAATTTTGATAGATTCCATCAAAGCAAGATAAACAGCACGTTCTTTACACCATTTCTCTGTAGTATCCAACAACCAGTTCTCATCAGATTGTTCTTCGTAAAGATCCTTAATGCATTTAATGCAGTCATTGAATATCTCTCCAGACAAATCATCACGATTCTGGATTTGAATCTCTAGAACAGATTTAGAAGGAAGATCATCATACTTAACTACAAAGTCATTAATTTCAGTAAAAATAATTCTTTCCGAAAATACATCAAAGTAAGTATCCTGGATGAAAGGAATTACTTTCCTCATATAATTCCCGTCAAAGATAAGACTAGAAAGAATTTTATGTTCAAATTTCATACGTAATGTAGATAGGTGCTTAACAAATACTTTTGATTACTGATGGGTCTATGACCTCGATGAGGAAACATCCATAGGGGAGGGAACATGACCATAGTACCAGTCTTTGGTTGAATTGTCAAATCATCAAACTCCGTTTCACCACCCTCAGCAACATCATTGAGATACCAGAAGAAAGATAAAAATCTTCTAGCAGATTCATAATCAGTTACATCAACGTGAGTATCAAATCTATCATCATTATCAGTAAGATACCTTTTGATTCTAAACTGTTCAAAAGCATGTTTCTGTGGAAAACATCTTTTATCAACAAATTTGTAATACTGATCTCTATGTGTGACCACAATCTTTACTAATTTATTGTGTAAGGATTGTATTTGTGGCGATCTTTTTTTTATATTTTGTGTGATATTAAATTGATTAAACTTTGGAGTACCACTATTGTTAATAGATTCAATCTCAGAAGAAGATTCAAATGTTTTAATTAATAAGTCACATTCATTTTTACTAAGTACATTCTCATGCACTTGTAAAAGATCACTCAAATGAACCATAACTATATTCCTTTTGAGCACATTCATCTAAGGCTTGCATAACATCTGGAGTAAAATACTTCTCTGGTTCCGACAAAATTGTTTTGCCATAGATCTTAGTTCCATTAATTTCATAACGCCCACCAGACTTAGTAAAGATACCATACTTTTCACCAAGTTCTAA